TAGTCGATCCTCCTGCGTACCGTCACTGCCTTGCATTGGCGTGGTTACGATACAACCACCGTCAGTGCGGGTACGGCGCTCAGATCTACATACAGAACACGATGCCGCGTGTTTTAGGCACAGCACATCAGCTTGACGTAGAACTGCTTACTTGGGAGCTTGTTAAGCCAAAAGCTGTGCGTGCTCAGGCTGTACAGAAAAAGCGGAGGCTGTGATGGATGTCCCGCCAGTATTCCCGAATAGCGTTAACGCGCCATCAGAGGTGGTGGTCAAGGACAAGATACATAGGCTGTTGCGGTTAGATCAGATCAGCCGCACTCGCACCGACAAAGTAGAGGCTACAACGCATTACAGTGAAACGTATTACTACTATAAAAATGGCGAAGTTCTTTCTACCATTGTAAAGGTTGAAGATCAGCTTTCATTGGACATACGCGCATGACGATGATGATTTTTGTTTTGATTGTTCTTGAGCGTGGGCAACCTACGGGCGAAGAGTTGTATTTTAGAGAACTGACCTCGTGCTTAGAATACTCTAAGGCACTTAACGCACAGTCTGTAGGCAAGATAAACGAGCTACTAAGTAATAATAGCTACTTTAAGACGTACTGCCGTGTGAGAGAGATACCAACGTCAGATGCAGGTACTAAGATACTGTTTCGTGACCCCGCCAGAAAGGATGAAGATTGATGAGTCCTAAGAAATTAGAGCCTAAATCGCGGTATGCTCAATACGACCTAGATGGAGATGGGGTCGTGAGCGATGAAGAATTGGCACGAAATCAAGAGCTTGTTGAGATCGAACTGCGTGAAGAAAAAGCAGACAGTCAACGTAGAATGGCTTGGGTTAGTCTTAGCAGTATGGTGGTTTACGCTGTATTACCACTTTTGCCCTTCATACCTGAGTCTCGTTTGTCCACTCTGGCGTCTTTAAGCGACATGCTATTCCTTAGCCAAGCTAGCATTGTGGGTTTATACTTTGGCGCAACAGCTTATATGGCACGAGGAAGATAAATAATGAAAACGTTTAAACAGTGCTATGACTCTTAAAAGATTTAATTTTCAATCTGGCATTCACAAAGAAGGCACCGCGTATAGTAATGAGGGTCGATTTTTTGATGCCGGATTTATAAGGTTCAGATCTGGACGCCCAGAAAAAATGGGCGGCTGGGTGAAAAAGTATCAAGACTCTTTTGTAGGAGTTTGTCGAAAAATAAAGCAATGGGCTGCTAATAATGGATTGCGCTATATCGGCCTTGGAACTACCAAAAAAACATACATTATTTCAGGAAATAAATTTATTGATGTTACTCCAATTAGATTAACGTCGGGCGCTGGAGATCCCACATTTAGCGCATCTAATGGGTCATCAGTATTGACTGTTACTGAAACTGGTCATGGTGCTGTATTGGGAGACTTTGTTACTTTTAGTAGCGCTGCATCATTAGGTGGATTGATAACAGCTGCTGTCCTTAATCAAGAGTATGAAATCGTATCAATAGTTGACTCCAGTACATTTACGATAACAGCAAAAGATACTGATGGTAATACTGTTACTGCTAATGCTAGTGATACAGGTAATGGAGGTAGCTCTACTGTTGCCGCCTATCAAATTAATATCGGCTTAGATATTGCTGTTCCCGGTGGTGGCTGGTCTTCTGGCCCATGGGGAGATGGTACTTGGGGTACAGCAGCAGGTGACACTATAGCAAACACACTTCGTTTGTGGTCGCTTGACAACTTTGGTGAAGATTTAGTTTTGAATGCCCGATTAGGAGCGATATTTTTATGGGATGCAACTGCGCCAAGTAATAGGGCTAAAGAACTATCAACAATTTCAGGGGCGTCAAACCCGCCATCTGAGGTTTTGCAAGTGGTTGTATCTACGCAAGATCGCCATGTCCTTGCTATTGGGTGCAATCCTATTTTGGAAAGCAATTTAGATCCAATGCAAATTAGATGGTGTACTCAAGAAAACGCATTAGATTGGACGCCAAGAACAACAAATACAGCAGGAGATTTAAAGCTATCTGTTGGCTCTACTATTATTGGTGCGGTAAGGGGCAGACAAGAAATAGCCATTTGGACTGATAATGCTTTGTATAGTGTTCAGTTTGTTGGCGCTCCATTTGTATTTAAAGCTAATTTGATTACAGATGGCGTTAGTTTGATAGGGCCAAATGCTGCTGTAACAGCTAACAACGTGATATTTTTTATGGATCGTGGCAATTTTTATGCATACTCAGGCGCAGCAAAAGTATTGCCCTGTACGGTTAGAGCTTATGTTTTTGATGACTTTGCGGAAGCGCAAGCGGAGCAAGTTACCGCATTTGCTAATACAGCATTTAATGAAGTTGGATGGTTTTATCCTTCCGCTTCATCAACTGTTTGTGATCGTATGGTTGTGTATAACTATGAAGAAAATGCGTGGTCAATATCAAACCTAGCTAGAGATGCTTGGGATGATGCAGCCGCCTCAGCTGATACACCTATTGCAGTAAAAACCAATAGCGATGTGGGGTATGTATTTAGCCATGAAACTGGTTTTGATGATGATGGTCAGGCATTAACTGCGTTTATTGAGACAGCGGATTTTGATATTGCAGATGGTGATCATTTTGCATTTGTGCGGCGATTATTGCCTGATTGTTTGTTTGTAGGTGAATCAGATTCGCCCGTTTTAGATTACAGTATTAAGGTAAGAGATAATGCTGGAGGCACAATTTCTACGGCCTCTACAACATCAGTGACACCAACTTCTGAGTTTGCAATGTCAAATGTTAGAGCAAGAGCAAGGCAAGTTAGAGTGCGAGTAGAAAGCTCGGATATTCAGAATGGATGGCGCTTAGGTGATGTTCGTTTAGATGTTAGGCAGGATGGAAGACGATGAGCACAAGAACTGCAAGTGGTGCAGAGTTCCGAATACCTTTAGAGCTACCTCCAACGGAATACTCAGAGGAATATCAAATACGCCTGATTAATCAACTTCGCATTATTTTGGAGTTAATTCCGTCTAAAAACGACGTAGAAGATGATGCGCAAGCCGTATCTTGGTTTATGTCATAATGCCTCAGACGTATCAAAATGTTGTTAAGACACTTACAGGCACAAGCATTACAGATATTTATGAGTGTCCTCAAGGCGCTACATCTATTCTTAAAACAGTAAGTGTGTTGAATACTAATGGATCAAATTCCGCAACGCTTATTGTTCATGTGTTTGATGATAGTGCTGATGCAACATTTGAGTTTGAGACAGGATCAATAGCGGCATCCACAAGGCATCCGTACTTAGAAAATGGCGAAGTTATTGTATTGGAGTCTAAAGATAAACTACGCATGACCGCAGGAACAGCGGATTACTTTGATGTATTTGTGTCTCTGCTTGAGATAACATAGCGTTTAAACATACAGAGGTTGGTATGAACAGCAATTTCAGACAACAGCCACCGTTTCCATTAAAGAAGCAAGCAGAAGCTATTGCTAGTAAAGGGCGGTTTGGCGACTCAACATTAGTTCATATGAACCCCATGGAGGTTGATGTATTACGATCAATGACTCCAAACAACCAACTCACAATTAACCCTGATACCGGACAGCCAGAAGCATTCCTTCCATTGTTATTGGCATTGGGTGGCGGGTTGCTAGGAGCAGCCGCTCCTATCGGCGCTCTGGGTGCGCTTGGCGGTTCTGTTGGCCTTGCTGCATTAGGATCTGGGATTGGTACAACTATTGAAACTGGTAGCTTAGAAGAAGGCATTAAAGCTGGTTTGATAAGTGGGGTTTTAGGTGGCGTTGGCGGAAGACTGTTTGAAGGTTTTGGCGCAGCTAAAGATGTTGCTACTGGTGTAGGACAAACAACAGGGCAATTAGGAGCAGAGGCAGGTAAGCAGACTGCTGCTGAGATTGCTAAAACTGTTGGTGCTGAAAACCTAATTACAAGCACAATACCTTCTGCAATTCCTACAACAGCGGCGCAGTCAACAACTCAAATGTTGGCACAAGAGGCCGCTAAAGCAGCCGCATTGCAACCAGCAGTAACAGCGGGGGCACAGGAGGCAGTCAAGCAGGGTATAGGGCAAAGACTTGCTTCTGGGTTAGCTGAAGCAACGGCTGGAGATCTTTTAGGTACAGCAGCAGCCGGTATTACTGGTGAGGCTATGACGGATCAGTTCAACCTAATGAACATGCCGCCACCTAAACAAGAAGAAAAAGAGCCGTTTTATGTTCCAGTAACGCCTAATGATCGAGGTGTTAGGTTTAGACGATCTAATACTAATCCGGCAGGAACTAGCGAGTTTGATTATTTTTCTAATCCCTTTACATACTCAACGGGTATGAAAGAGGGCGGCGTTGTAGGCGACAATGTTCGCGGATTTTTTCGGGGTGGACAGCCATCAGAGTCAGAAATTGAAAGGCAGATTCCAGTAGATTATGACCCATTGAATCCGGGTGGCAAATACAGACCATCATCAATGACCATCCCAAGTTATTTTTATAACCCATTTGCGTCAGGCACCGGAACGGGCGCTGGAGCAGGGGATCAACTAGGACTAACTGACCCATCAGGCAACAGACAATATACTTTGCGGGATGTTGTAAATACGCAACAAATTTATACGCCTAGAGCAGATAGCCCAGCAATTACACTAGGCTCTCGTGGCTTTGCAGACGCGCCTGTAATTGATTACAACCAGAGACTATTAGGCGATCCTACTAGGACATATACAACTCAAGAGCGAATTGAGAACCCTGATTACAACCCTAATGCTGCTGGCGGCACTGGTGGTACAACTACTGGTGGTAGTTCTACAGGCGGTACAGGTGGTGGTATTACAGGTGGCACTACAGGCGGTGGCACTACAGGTGGCACTACAGGTGGCACTACAGGTGGCACTACAGGTGGCACTACAGGTGGGACAACTACTGGTAGTGGCACACAAGTAAAAACAGGCACAACGCAGATAGTTACAGGTGGATCTCCATACAACGAAACCTTTGGAATGGGCGAAGGAGTAGTTAGCGATCTTACTACTGGTCAGCCAGATCCGTATGGTATGGGCGACTTTGTTCCTGTTGGCGCGATAATGGAAGGTGTTCCGGGTGCGTATGATCCAGAAAGTGGATATATGTTACCTACTGGCCCTGATGGTTTGCCTCCGATGCAGGTTGGTACATTTGGCCCCGGAGATGGTTTGGCTCCTTTAACAGAGGATGAGTATAAAGCTCAGCAAGACCAAGATTTTGTAGATGCAGGTGTTGATGTTGGCGGTATGCCTGCTATAGATCCGGCAGGAGGTTTCAATTTTGTACCAACTGGTATTTTGCCGCAAGATGATATAGGTGGCTTTAACCCCGTTATGCCTGTTATGGATGTTGCTCCCATAGACTTTACAGATCAAATGATGGGTCAGCCGTTGATTGACTTTACACCCGTAGCTCCTGTAAATCCTGTTATGGACTTCGCACCCGTAGCTCCTGCTATGGACTTTGCGCCTGTAGCCCCTCCTATGGACTTTGCACCCGTAGCTCCTGTTATGGACTTTGCTCCACCGCCAATGGATTTTGCTCCGCCACCAGTTGCTTTTACGCCACCACCAATGGATTTTGGTTTGCCTCCGGTAAGCTCTACTCCTCCACCAATGGACTTTAGTTTGCCTCCGGTAAGCTTTACTCCCCCAGTAAACTTTGCACCTCCGCCAGCAGCGGCTCCTGCAACATCATTATCTACCCCTCCTATAACTCCTAATTTTGATTTTCTAGGCGGAATAGGTGGAATGAGGCGTGGCGGGTTAACAGGATAACATTATGAATTCTAAAGATTTAGATCCAATGAAGCAGCCATTTGGCGGCATGTTACCTAAATATCAAAATGGTGGTGAGTTAAATATAGATAGTTCTGTATTTGAGGGTTTGGTAGTAGGAAGTGGTGGCGGAATGGACGATGTTGTTCCCGCAGTTGTTGATGGTATTGAGCCGGTATTGTTGTCACGAGATGAATATGTAATCCCAGCAGATGTCGTTGCTCATGTAGGCGATGGCAGCACCACAAGAGGTGGCGAGCTTTTTGATGAAATGATTGCAAATATCAGAAAAGAAAAGACAGATACAGTGGAGCAACCAGAAGAGCTAGAAGAAACGCCAGATGATATTATGGCAATGCTAAGGAAGCCCGTTAAGGTTGTTTAAACATGGCGTTCGATATTGAACTTATAAAGAAGGACGATATTTTAAAAGTTTGGGGTGAGGTCGCTCATTATGCAGAAAACTTAGAGCGACGTAGTCATGGGCGTTATGTGA